TGGCCGTTTCTGACGAAACAGGAGCATTTACGGGAACCAAAGGACAAATTCTTGAAAAATATTCCTATGTTTCAAAGGCTCTGGGAGCCAAGAAAGCAGATGGAGAATCAAATTACTATCGAGATGTGATTAACAATCAATCACAGTATATTCGATGGATGGATCATCCGGCAGCTGGCGACTTGGGTACTATCCCAGGTGGTGTGACCCCAATACTTGCTTGGGGCACAGAACCTACTCCAGGGACACTAACCAACTATACACAAATCAAGGATACTGCCCAATCAACAGGAAATCTGTTCGGTCTTGCACCTCTTCCTCTTGCAAATACATTGAGTGGCGGAACAAACGGCGATGTCAGCCCTCCAACAGAGGGAGAACTCATTCAGTCTTGGGATCATTTCGCCGATGCAGACACGATTGATATTTCGCTTGTTCTTGGTGGCCCATATCACAGCACAATTGCACTCAACTTGATTGATAACATTGCCGAACGACGAAAGGACTGTGTTGTATTCCTTTCGCCTCGAAAGGGAGATGTTGTTAATGCAAGTGATCCTGCCGTACGGGTTATTGGATTTAGAAAACAAGATGACCTAAACAGCCGAAGCACTTCTTATGCTGCCTTGGATAGTGGTTGGAAGTATCAGTATGACAAGTTCAATGATGTATATCGCTGGATTCCTTTGAACGCAGATGTCGCAGGGCTTTGTGTTGCGACTGACCAATCCAGAGATCCTTGGTGGTCACCAGCGGGATTTAATCGAGGAAACATTAAGAATGCCCTTCGATTGGCGTTCAATCCCTCAAAGGCACAGCGAGATCAGTTGTACAAAGAAGGAATTAATCCAGTAGTAACCTTCCCGGGACAGGGAACAGTTCTGTTTGGTGATAAGACTCTATTGGCCAAACCTAGCTCATTTGATCGAATCAATGTGCGAAGACTTTTCATTGTACTAGAAAAGGCCATTGCAACTGCTGCCAAGTTTACCTTGTTTGAATTCAATGACGAATTTACTCGCGCACAATTCCGAAACATGGTTGAACCGTTCCTTCGAGATGTACAAGGTCGAAGAGGTATCTATGACTTCCGAGTTGTATGCGACGAGTCAAATAACACAGGCGAAGTTATTGATCGAAACGAGTTTGTTGGTGATATTTACATCAAGCCTGCTCGGGCAATTAACTTTATTCAATTAAACTTCGTCGCAGTCCGAACAGGTGTTGACTTTGAAGAAGTTGTTGGGAAGTTCTAGTATAAATACTTAAAGAGTATTATTAAAGGAGAAAAGAATGCCTTTTTCAGTTCAAGACCTTAGGGCACAATTAACCGGAGGCGGCGCGCGACCCAATCTATTTGAGGTCATAATGCCATTTCCTTCAATTGCACAGCCCGCGTCTGCCTCACAAAAACTTACATTTACTTGTAAGGGCGCACAGCTTCCGGGTGGAGATATTGCTTCAATTGAAGTTCCATACTTTGGTCGAACAGTAAAACTTCCTGGGAATAGAACATTTGCAGAGTGGACCACAACGGTTATCAACGATGAGGATTTTCAAGTTCATAATGCGCTTGAGTCGTGGATGGATGCAATCAATTCGCATGTTGGAAACCTTAGGGAAGGTGGCCTTGTAGGTGGTAGAGATGGTGCTGGTGGTGCATTTGCATCTGGAATTACAAGCAATGCGATTGTTCGTCATTATGCAAAAGATGGTTCTATTATTAAAGAAGTAGAGATTGTAAATGCATGGCCATCTTCTCTCGCACCAATTGACTTGTCTTGGGATGCAAATGATACCCTTGAAGAGTTTAGTTGTACTTGGCAATATGATTATTGGCAAGTTGCGGGAGTAACTTCTTAATAACCATAAGAATGTTTTTTTGAGGGGGAAGGATTCCTTCCCCCACACCTTAACTCGTAAGGATTATATAATAATATGGCCGTAAAACTTTTTGGATTTAAAATAGGACGGGACGACGAAGAAAAAAGCGATTCAGTTCAGTCTTTTGCTATTCCTGATAACGAAGAAGGCGCTCTTACTCTTCAGTCTACCTTTGCTACAGGCGGAGCCTATGGCCAATATATTGACATAGAAGGGGCTGCCAAAAACGAAGCCGAATTAATTTCTCGGTATCGTGAGATGATAATGTATCCGGAATGTGATTTGGCTGTGGATGATGTAGTCAATGAAGCTATTGTGTTTACTGACGAGCGGCCGGTAACAACACTTCTATTAGATAAATTAAAACAACCCGAAACAATCAAAACAAAAATTCATGCCGAATTTCAAGAAATACTTAGGTTATTAGATTTTAATAATCTGGCCTTTGATATTTTTAGGCGTTGGTATGTCGATGGACGATTGTATTTTCATGTGATGATTGATGTTGATAATCCAGGAAAAGGCATTCAAGAATTAAGGCCTTTAGATCCTCGTAAAATTAGAAAAGTACGAGAAATCAAAAAGGGTTCAACGAATATAGGAAATGGCGAACAGGCTGTAATTACAAAAGATCCTACAGAATATTTTGTGTACAACGAATCAGGATTAGAAACTAGAACAGGCACAACCTTAAAAATTGCAAAAGACAGCATCGTTCATGCTCACTCGGGTTTATTAGACCCAAGACGCAAAATGGTGGTATCTCATCTTCACAAAGCAATTAAACCATACAATCAACTTCGTATGATTGAAGATGCGGTTGTTATTTATCGTATTGCCCGTGCCCCAGAACGAAGAATTTTTTATGTTGATGTGGGTAATTTGCCTAAGATGAAGGCCGAACAATATTTGCGCGATACTATGACCAAATTTAAGAATCGTTTGGTGTATGATGCAAATACCGGAGAAGTTCGAGACGAGCGACAACATAAAACAATGTTAGAAGACTACTGGCTTCCTAGAAGAGAAGGCGGCCGAAGCACAGAAATTACAACACTTCCTGGTGGGCAGAATCTTGGTGAGATTGAAGACCTTCAATATTTTCAAAAGAAACTTTATCGTTCATTGAATGTTCCAACATCTCGATTAGAGGCTGATACGGGATTTAGTCTAGGCCGATCTGCTGAAATTCAAAGAGATGAAGTTAAATTCGGAAAATTTGTATCCCGATTAAGAAGACGATTTTCTCATGTTTTTTACTATGCCTTAGAAACACAACTTCGGCTGAAAGGTATCATAACAGGAGAAGATTGGGAAACAATGAAGGATGAAATTCAGTTTGATTTTGCAAAAGATGTTCATTTTCAAGAATTAAATGATGCAGAAATTTTAAGAAATCGGGTTGAGCTTCTTCGCGACATGGAAGAATTTAAAGGAACTTACTATTCATCAGACTATCTAAGGCGTCATGTATTAAAGCAAACCGAAGACGAGATTACTTTAATTGGCCAACAAATGGCCAAAGAAGCTCCTCCAGAAGAAGAAGAAGAAACTGCGGAAGCTGAAGTCTAAATGCTTATAAATAAGAGAATAAGGAGAGATTTTTATGCCTGAAGAAGAACCACAAATAAAAACTATCGCAAGCATATATGCCACAGAAATGTCATTAGAGGGCGATCCATGTAATCCGGATAATATCGACCTAACTATACTTCCAGAGGAGCCAGAATAAAATGGATGATAATAAAACTTATAACGAATCGACATTTAGTGCCGTAGCAAATATTATGCTAGGAAATGGAGGAGAAGTCAAAGGCAATCTTTATGATAGCCTGTCTTCTATTGTTTCTGATTCTATCGAATTAAAAAAGCTCGAAATGTCCAATAACATGTTTAATGAGAAAGATAAGGAATAAAACCAAATGGCCAAATCATTCAAAAGCATTAGACCACATCGTGTATGGGAAGACGATGACTCCGAGCGAGAAGAAAAGATCAAGAGCACAGGCGTAGATGCTCCTCTTCCATCCGACGACGAAGAGTTGGATGATGAGCCTCGGGATGCTTCTCCTAATCCTACAGACGATGCCGTAAGGCAAGTTTATATTAAGCGTTCGGATGGAACATATACTTTAGCCGAAAATATTCGCCTTGTTGAAAATATACTTGACACACTAAAAAAAGTTGTCATGAAGCACCAAGCAGGAAAAACAAAATTGAGTGATGGGTCTGTTATTAATGTTGATGTGCAAACAGCAAATGCTTTGTTGAAGATATATGGTGCATTAAATCAGAGAAATCAAGAAAAAATGGCCAGAATGCTTCAGTCGTCAAAGGGAGAATTTTCAAAAGTGTTGGGATTTGCTTGGAGCAAGATGAGTGGTCCTGGGCAAGCAACCAAAGCCCATAGAATAGAATCTTAAAAGGAAACCAATCACATGAAACTTATCACCGAAATCAATGAGGATATTAATTTTCTGGTAGAAAAATCAGAGAGCGGAGAAAAGAGCCATTATATTACTGGAATTTTTATGCAGTCTGAGCAAACGAATCGTAATGGTAGATTTTATCCAAAAGAGCTTTTGGCGAAAGAAGTTAATAGATACAACGAAGATTATGTCCAACGAGGTCGTGCATTTGGTGAGCTTGGCCATCCAGACGGGCCTCAAATTAATCTTGAGCGGGTTTCACACATGATTAAGGAACTCAAAGAAGATGGTTCTAATTTTGTGGGCAAGGCAAAGATTATGGATACGCCTTATGGCAAGATTGTAAAGAACTTAATCGACGAAGGCGCCAAGTTGGGCGTTTCTTCGCGCGGAATGGGTTCGTTAAAAACCCATGACAGAGACAACAAAATACAAATTGTCCAAGACGACTATCATCTTGCAACCGCAGCAGATATTGTTGCAGATCCATCTGCTCCCGATGCTTTTGTACAAGGCATCATGGAAGGAAGAGAGTGGGTATGGAATAATGGTCTACTAAAAGAACGTGAGATTGATAGATATAAGCAAGAAATAGAATCAGTAAGTCAATCTGATCTGGAAGAAGTAAAATTAAAAGTTTTCTCAGATTTTATTTCAAAATTATAATAATGATAAATACCCATAGAATTTGTAACTTATTATTTTTAAAATAAGGGAGCTAATAAAATGTCTAATATCGAACAAACAGCGGCCCGGGTTCTTGTTAATGAGGCCAAGGATGGTTATCCTTCCGGCACGAATATAGCAACGCCCGGCAATGAAAAATTTCCGGCCGAGGGTCCAACTCCTGCGAGTAAGGCCCCCAAGGCCAAGGGCGGAGCCAAGCCCATGCCTGCGGTCGCAACTGATCTTGAAGTAAAGAACAAGGACGCTGCGAAGGTTTCAAAGCAAACCAAGAAGGCCAAGCCACCTGCTCCAAATGTTGCTGGTAGCGACAAGAAAAATCCAAAGCAGGGAAGTTCTGATGCCGTCAAGGAAGAAGAGGACTATTACGACGATGACGAATACGAACTTCTAGAAACTTCGGCTGACGAAGACGACTACGAAGAAATGTCAGAAGATACTTATGAAATTCCCGAAACAAAGGCGGGAATGGCAAAGGCAATTTTCGACATTCTTCGCACAATGGATGAATCAGACCTACGAAATCAGTTCGGCTCAATTATAAATGCTGCGATTTCTGAAGAGTCTGACGAAGAAGACACCAACGAAATCGTTGAATTCGTCGGAAGCGAGCCGCTAAGGATTTCGGCCGAAGATATTGACGTTTCTGAGGATGTCAATGCGCTCTTTAATAACGAAGATATTGAATTTTCAGAAGACTTCCAAACCAAGGCCTCTATTATTTTTGAAAGTGCTGTAGTATCCAAAGTAAATGACGAAATTGATCGCATTCACCGAGCATACGAACATGAACTTTCTGAGAATATCGAGGGTCTTACTGAAGAGTTTACCGAAAAGGTAGACGGCTATCTTAATTATGTCGTTGAAGAGTGGATGCAAGAAAATGAACTCGCAATCGAGAGAGGTATTAAGTCGGAAGTAACAGAAGACTTTATCCAAGGCTTAAAGAATCTCTTCGCCGAGCATTATATTGACATTCCAGAAGAGAAGGTAGATGTTCTTGAGGGTTTGGCTGACAAGGTAGACGAACTAGAATCAGCACTTAATGAAACCATCGAAAGAAATATTGATCTTCAAAAGACAATTGGTACTTATGAGGAAGAAGAAGTTCTTTTTTCTCTGAGTGACGGGCTAGCAGATACAGAAGTTGAGAAATTAAAAAGTCTCTCCGACGGTATCCAGTTCGAGGATGTTGACCAGTATCGGGAAGCTCTAAACACAGTCAAGGAGAATTACTTTCCGAAGGCACCAGCAATAAACGTAGAGGAAGATGTTGATGAATCCTTAGAGTTAAATGAGGAAGCACCAGCGCGAACATCTACTATGGCTGCCTATGCATCAGTTCTAGATAGAACTGTTGTAAATTAGTAATCATATAAATAACCATAGGACAAAATCCTTTACGTTTATAGAAATAAGGAGTTAAACAATGTATTTATCTGAAGAACTTCAGAAAAAGTGGCAGCCAGTAGTAGAGCATGATTCTCTACCACCAATTACTGACAAGTACAAAAAAGCCGTCACTTCCATTCTACTAGAGAACCAAGAAATTGCCATGCGCGAGGGCGCAGCGGCTTCTGGTCAACAGTACCTCACAGAAACGCCCCCGAGCAACAACATTGGTGGCGGGAACATTGGTACTTTCGATCCAGTCTTAATTAGTCTGGTTCGACGTGCAATGCCTAATCTCATTGCATATGACATCTGCGGCGTTCAGCCAATGACTGGTCCGACTGGCCTCATCTTTGCGATGCGCGCCAAGTATGCCGATCAGGGCGGAACCGAAGCTCTGTTCAACGAGGCCAACACAGCGTTTACCTCGTCATGGGGATCGGCCGCTGGCGAGGAACCATTCGGTGGTGTCCACGCAAACACTCATACGGGTGTTATTGATGCGACAACTGCGCGTGGTATGGAGACAAAGGCCGCGGAGCAAGCTGGAATGGACGCAGCTAACGCCATTGCCCACATGTCATTCACGATTGACAAGGTAACGGTTACTGCTCGATCCCGCGCACTCAAGGCAGAGTATTCAGTAGAACTCGCTCAGGACCTCAAGGCTGTTCATGGCCTCGACGCTGAGACCGAGCTTGCGAATATTCTTTCTGCTGAGATTCTTGCAGAAATTAACCGCGAAGTTACTCGCACAATCGTCAAGACTGCCTATGCTGGAGCCAACACAGGCACAGCAACTCAGGGCATTTTTGACCTTGACGTTGATGCAAATGGTCGATGGAGTGTTGAGAAGTTCAAGGGCCTCATGTTCCAGATCGAGCGCGAAGCAAATCGTATTGCCAAGCTGACTCGTAGAGGGCGCGGTAACATCATCATCTGCTCGTCAGATGTTGCTTCTGCACTCTCAATGGCTGGTGCGCTTGACCATGCTCCTGCACTCAAGGATAACCTGAACGTGGACGACACGGGCAACACCTTCGCTGGTGTACTCAATGGCCGCTTCAAGGTTTACATTGATCCTTACTTCCAGTCAACATGGGACTTTGGTTCGGGTACAGGCTATGGCGAAGACATCGTAACTGTCGGGTACAAGGGTTCGAGCGCATATGACGCTGGCCTCTTCTACTGCCCATACGTTCCGCTCCAGATGGTTCGTGCAGTTGGCGAGAACAGCTTCCAGCCAAAGATCGGGTTCAAGACTCGATACGGGCTTGTTGCTAATCCTTTCGCAACTAGCGATGGTGATGGTCAAGTTGGCGATGCTGGTCTTCGCGCCGCGGTCGGCGCAGCAGTTCTTCCTGCTGACCGCAACCGCTACTACTCGACCATTCGGGTCTC